TTCCGTCATCATTCCCAGGGACTTCCCCAGGGGCTGTGTAAATTCATCTTTCAGTCGGAGAATAGCGTCAATTACTCTGCTCATTTTTTACGACCCTTCGTTACCTTTTCGATTCTTTCGGCCTCTTCCTTTTTCTCCTCGAAAAGTTTCTCTAAAAAGGAACGGACCACTATGCGCTCGCCTTCCGGGAGATCATAGTAGTCCGATGGTTTCCAATTCATCTCACGGAACAGGATGTAGGCATTTGTTACATCACTGTCCGCGTATATCAGTTTTTTACTTCTTTTACCACGTCGCCGGACATGCCGGAGATCTCGATGATCTTTTCAGCAATGGCGCTGATCTCACCGCCGGTGAAGATGGTCTCCAGGAGTTCTTCCGGCGTTGAGCAGCCATAATATTCCAGAAGAGCCTTATCTTTCATGCTCGGCTCCTTCATGCCAGCCAAAACGATCATTTTGTTTGCCTTGTAGCCTTTAGAAGCATCGATATTGCCATTTTTGTCCACGACACCAGCTACCAGATCTGTATAGCGCCGCGCCGGGACGGCTTCCAGCTCCACAATAAATGGCTCACCGGAGAGTTTTGAAAGCCTGTTAATTTCAAGCTGTGCCTTCGGCTTTTCCTTCAGCTTTCCGGCATCCAGTTTCATGAGGATATCTACAGTGTTCATTTTGCCTCCCTCTGAAAAGCGGCCCCGGCTTATGCCGGAGCCGCGCGTATGGTTTCTGTAGCTTACAGTGCCATGTTCTTCAGTTCCCAGTCACTGAAGGTAAAGGAGTAGGACTCCTCACCAAGAGAGCCGTGCTCCCAGTCAGCCAGGGTGATCTTTTCGAACTTGACATGCTTCACCGCGATCCTCTGTTCGCCGATCCCGTTCGGATCCAGTACAGAAGACTCGATAGTGATGTCCGGGATCTTCCCGCTCCGGATGTCCCCGGAGATCTTGTTGGTGACATAGTCGGATACCTTGTGGAGAGTGATCTCGCCCTCTCCGGAGATCCCGGTCACCTTCTTGCCGTTCATCAGCGTCCTGAGCATGGTCACATCATCATAGTTGATGGTGACTTCCGCCCGGAACTTCGTGCACTCAGCGAGCAGCTCGCCGTCCACCCAGACCTGACCCCAGTTCCCCAGCCAGACCTGTTCCTCAGCAAATCCCTGCATATTCGTTCCTCCTTAGAAGTAGATATCGATGTTGATGTCTTCGAGGGCATCCAGCATGGAGATGGTGCAGCGCAGGAAGACCTGGGAGCCGGTGTTTGCCATCTTGATCTGGAGCTCGGTAGCGTCCTCGATGTTGATGGTCTCGCCGTCAAGGACAAAGGTGCCGCCGTGAGACTTGATGTAATTCCTCTGTGCCGGGACATCGATCTCGCAGTAGCCGGACGCAAGGATGCCGTCGCGGACCAGAGTGTCGAAGTAACCGTTGACGGCAGTGGTCAGAAGGCACTTGTTGTCGTAAGAGTTATTGTACTTGCCGACATAGTTGTCTTCTGCCGTCTTCCGGATGTCGGTGCGGATCAGATCCATCGTCTCGACCAGCTTGATCTTTTTATAGCTCGATCCCTTGGAATCGCTGGTCGTAGTCAGGCTGTTCACGCCGCGGACGATCTTCACCTTTTCGCCGTCCCACATCAGGCAGAGCTGGCCGGCGTCGACTGCCGTGTCGGTCTGAGCCGCGGTACGGCTGGTGGTGATTCCGGTCGCCTCCGGGATCGGCGCGTAAGTGCAGGACATAGACCACGGAGTGCCTGCGATGATACCGGCGATGCGGCAGCACGCCTCTGCTGCCGTGTAGGTGGTCGACCCTTCCTTGTAGCCTTCGATCAGGTTGATAATGCCTTCATGGTCAGCGGTCGTGTTGGGCAGGATTGCCTTATACTTTTTAAACTTGTTATCTCTCTGGGACTTGATCCAGGTGGCCAGTGCAGACGCTTCCGTACTGGTCGCTTCCGGCATGATCAGGTAGTCCCAGTCATAGTTCTCCAGCTGAGCCTCAGCAAGGACCAGATCATCCGCCATATCGGAATCGCCCTCGATCAGGACGGCGATGATCTTCTTCGGCGGATGCTGGTAACCTTTCAGTACCTGGTTGATGTATCCCTTGTTCGTGCTGGAATAGCCTGCCGGGATATCGGCAGCGTCAATGATCTGCGTCACTACGGCAGTAGCTGCCGTTCCGCCGCAGAGGATCATCGCCACGATGCCCTTGTCGCCCTTGTTGATAGCGGCGATGGCCTGCTCTTTAAACGCAATGTTAATGCTAGGTGCGCCCATAGCTTATGCCTCCGTTTCGGTGTAATTAATGTCGACGTGTTCCATAAGATCCGTATCGTCCGCCACTGCGATCAGTTCGACCGCATCGTGGAAGTTGATCGTGATCTGCAGCATGTCCTGATTCTCTCCAATCCAGGAGTAGCTGACGTTGCGGACATTCACCCGCGTCCGCTGCCCCTGGAAGACCCTGACAGCCGGCATGAAAGCGGAGCAGATGCTCTCATACTTTGCCAGACAGTCAGCCTCGCTGTGCGTTACCTCGAAATAAGTGATCACATAAGCAAAGCTGAACCGCTGGACGCGTGCACTTTCTGGTGTCCGTCCCCTGCTCAGGATCTCAACGAAAAAGGACGGCCTCTGGTAGCCATCCACAGTGTCGTTGTCATATACAGGCATGTTTGGGAATGCCGCCCGGAGGACACCGGTGCAGGCCTTTTTAACATCTGAGACCGTATATCTCACAGGTTTTCCTCCTTCAGCGTTTTATCAATGAATTTTGCGATGTGCCCGGAAAAGATGCCGTTGTCCCATTCTTCACGGGTATCCTGGGCGCAGTGTCTCGGCCTCGCGTTTCCGAGATATTTCAGCTTCTGGCTCTTCCCCTTGCGGCGTCCTTTCCGCTTACTGCGGTCCAGTTTTCCGCTGTGGAATGCCGCTGCCATATTCGGATCCGCGAGCACCCTGTGCCCGTTCTCAATCAGATGCCAATGCGGCGCGGTGTTTGTGATCTCGACCGCCACCATCTCGGCACCGGCCATACCACCGAAGGATCTGGATCTCTTCCAGCTCTTTGTAAGCGGTCTTTTACCGGTGTCCGGGTGGTTTACTGCACCGCGGAGCTTCTCGTTGACGTCCTTTGTCCAGGCTCCCGCAAGGTGGTAGACTTCCGTCTCGGCCTTGTCCGGGTACTTGGACACGACCTTCTGGAGATCCTCGCGGAATTCATCCAATCCCATGAATTTAAACTCAACTCCCGCCATCGTTCTCCTCCGGCTCCGTATGCTCCGGCGCGTCGGTGTCCTTCGACTCGGTGCAGTAGATCTCCATGTACACCCCGGCTTCCATCAGGTTGATGATGGAATTGATCTCGAACTGCCGGCCATTGAACACGAGGACGTGTTTTTCCGTCAGTCCTGGATAATACCGGATGGTGACCTTAAACTGGAGCTCGTTCTCTTCCCGGTAATATTCCAGGAATTCCTTGCCCCGCGTCGGACGGATCTCCGCCCAGACTTCCGCGATCTCCGCGAGTTCAGACCGGACAGCCCCGAGAGGGGTCTCCACGTTCTGATACCCGAAGATCTTCACCCTCTTGTTGAGCCGTCCGGGGTTGATCCCTTTAACGAACTGAGCCATGTTCAGCCCTCCTCGTCAGGAATCAGTCCGGTCTGCAACTGCAGGATAATGGACTGGTACATGTACTGCTGCCGCTTTCTCTGCTGGATGTCCATCTGCATCAGCTCCCGGTTCTCGTAAAAATCCTGGGTGATGGCATACAAGAGCATCATGGCAGTCGGATTCGTCTCGTCCATCTCCCCGACAGCTTCGACGACATACCGCCATGCCGCCTGCAGGCACATGAAAACGGCGGCATCGTCATAATCCCCGTCGATCCTCAGATAGTTCTTGACGCCGTCAAGGGCATGTGCCTCCTGTACTGCGCTCAATGTTGAGCTTACCGCCGTTTCAAGTGTCATGTGATGCCTCCGTCATTCAAGTGTCATCATCAGAGGCCGCTTCTTCCTGGGCCGCGAGGAATTCAGTGATAATGGCTGCCTTTTCGGTCTCAGTGATCGTGTAGCCTTTATCCTCCGCGATAAGCAGGATCGCCTCGACAGTCAGCGCTTCCAGTTCAGTCTGTGAATAGTCGCCGCTCTCATCAGCATCTGCCGCCTCCTCTACAGCCGCTGTCTGGGCCGCGAGGAATTCCGTGATGATGTTTGCCTTAGTGGTCTGCGTGATGGTATATCCCTTTTCCTTTGCCAGCGCTTTGATCTTCGCGATCGTCAGCGCGTTAAGCTCGGTCTGCGTAAGCAGTCCGCTCTCATCGTCATCTGCCTCCGCCTCGATCGCGGCAGCCTGACCGTCAAGAATGTCTGCTACCAGCTCTTCTTTTGTCTCGCCCGTGGTGTCGTAATTAAGCTCCTCCGCCAACGCCTGGAGCACCCGGACAGGCTGCGCGTTCAACTCGTCCTCCGAGTAGACGCCGTCACTGTCAGCGTCGACGGTCAGGATTTTTTTACGCAGAGCTTCACGAACGCACCGGAGTCACGCACAACGGCGTTGAACC